AATGTCCCCAACTCATACTACTACTACTACTGCAGATACCAGCAGAAAAAGTATAGAATTGGTCGAGAAAGTCATGGAAGAAGAAGAAGAAGAAAAGGAGGAAGAAGTAGTAAAATCCTCACCGGCTACAATCACAGAAGAATCAACAGCAACAGAAGAACAGCAATCTTCTGCGTTTCCATACATTATATTCAATTACTTTTCTACACAAAAAACAACAACACCTCCTTCAGCTTCCCCACCAAATCAATCCCCGAAATCCGAAGACGGTTGGTCTAAGGTATAACAATTGCTTTGCGCGACATAATATGTCTTACACGACGATATTATATGGAAAATACAGTGACCGATATCATATTTCAAAATATCATATCTTGACAACAAATCCATAGACTTATTGATTAGGAATAACCATAGATTAATTTGCAAAACCAACAGCTTGTTTTCTGCCATATACGTTTCATACAGTACTAATAATAACGCTAAGAAGTAATCTGTGTACATCAATTGCTTGGACGATTCATGGGTCCTATGCCAGCATAACGATGCTACAGTCGCTGAAGTAATTAATACAGAGTAGAAATATTCCTCGGCATGGTACGTAACGTAGACAGCGAAGATATGAGGTAATGTGGAGACTATAATCACATCATGATAATGACGACGGCGAGTCATTTTTTTTTTAGAATGACACCTGACATTTTTTTTTCAAGGCCACCAGATACTTTTCCCACGATTCGCTCATAAATTTATTGTCGTCTATTAATATACACTTGCGATTCTCATATTGGAATAAATCATTTTCTATTATAATCTGCTTGTTGGCAAATGATATACCCTTGATATCAGTAATCTGTCCATCCTCATACTCTATATCTTTCATATTAATGATTTTGAATATCATGGACAAGAAAATGACGTAATTAAGGTACTTACTTTGATTCACATCCAAGTTATGTTCCTTCTTCATCCGTATCACATAATTCTCAATCAAAAAGTCTTTGAGATTCTTCTTGCGGATATTACACCACTTCTCCCTCTCCCCCTTGATATCATTCTCTACATTCCGAAAGTCAATTTTCTTTTGGATTTTGTCATTATGAGAGAGTAACCCGATTTTCTTGCACAAGGTGCAAATGTCCTCATACAGTCTCATTTTGTCCTTCTTTTCAATTTTGTAACTAAATTCCTTATTTTTATAATTACAACAAAAGAACCCCTTGGATATATATGTCCCGTAAGGTGTCTGCCCGTAAGCTAATTCCTCAAATATATTCTTCCAGTAATTATCCGTACAACAATCGGAACATTCCAGGAACATAGGATATAAAATTTCGCGTTGTTTTGTTTTCATATATAAATCATTTATTATGAAAAGCATAATCTTTAGGCTATTGTTTGTTATTGTTACCAAGTATTTTCATAGAATTCAGACGTGATAATACCTCCTCGGCATTACTTACCGCGGTTCCTGTGTCTAAAGTAATAGTAGGTGTTACAATACTGAGAGGTGTCGACGGAGGAGTGATGTCTATCTTTGCACTATTTTGTGTATAGAGAGACTTGAGATTATTGATAGACTCTTTGATATCACCCAAATCAGTGACAGGCTTCATTTCCTCGTGTAATTTATCGAATCCAGAATGCAAATTCTGTGTGACTTGATGGGTAACCTCATGAAGCCCATCACTTACTTTACTGGTAACTTCATTCAACTTGCTAATTTTGTCATTGATTTCACTTAACCCATCCTTGATGAAGGAATCGACGGGTTCTGTTGATGTGACTATACTTGTTGCTGGTTCAGGTTCTTTCTTGTACATATAATATACTGTAAAACCAATCGCTGTGCAACACACAAAGACAATTGCTAAACGAATCCAAAAATCGGTATTACTAACAACCGTCACCCCATTACCTCCTTCTCGTGGTATAATCACATCATCACCATCTTCAAAATTGTCTCTTTGTGGTACGTTTGGGCGTGGTGTCCGTGGGTGTACCCTATCAGCAGTTGTAGGGGCAGTTGGGGTAACAACAGGTGGCACATCAGTAATATTGACAGTGACATCAATTTCCATGACCTTGTCTGATTTGACGCATAGGAAGTAACTATTATAGACATTGTTGTCATTCTTGATTTGACCGGAAATTTCTCCCTCTGCTCTTTGGTAATTTAGAGGGCTATTGGAATCTAACATTTCCTGTGTAACAACCAATGCATCGAATGGCTCATTAGTGACACTCTTTACCTGAAAAGTCAAATGAAAATTTACACGACTACCATTCAAGTCTATCAATTGCTTTATACTTGATATACTGTATTTATTTACGGACATTTTTTTTTACAAAGACCTAATTCTTTAAATGAGATAGCAAGTTGCTGTATCCACCTATAAATACCCCGTCAGAGTTAAATATACGCGGGTAAGTATTGAAACCTGGTTGGACAGCATTCATCCTATCTATGATTTGTTCCTTCTCCCCATCACTGAGCTTTTCAAATTCTATATACTTATGGGGGATATTCCGTTTTTCTAATTCCCCCTTGGCCATTGAACAGTAGGGACATCCGTTCAATGAATAAATTTCCCATTCTTTCTGTTTTTGTTGTTGTTGTGTCTGAGTCCGGGGTTTACTTTTGATTTTAATTTTGTAATTGCCATCCACCTTTCTACGTTTCCCCGCACTCCTGGACCTTCCGTCTTTCTTTTTCTTTTTTTGCCGGCGCTTGCTTGGCATAGAGTCTTTTATATTAACATCAATATAATAAAATCAAAAATAATAAAATTATAACTACGATCACCTTCCAATTCAAACAATCATAATATCGCCCTGCTGTTACCGTGAATTTCTCAATCACACTTTCTCCTGAATCTCCCGCGAGATATTTCGAAAAATCAGGAAAGTTTGAGACATCATATAATGTAATTTTGAAATCAGTCGGTAACGGCTTCCCCTCACTAATCAACTCCAATGTACTCTCCTTATAGCCATTATCATGTAAATTCCAAAGATATCGATAAATATAATCTTCCTGCTGGAAATACAAAGGTTGCTCCATATACAAACGGATGGCGGGAATATTCGGAATACCTGTGAAAACATTCTCTTCAATTTCACAATGATTTTCTCCACGTAACATCTTGAAATAACCCTTGTCACCCCATTCCTTACCCCATGAATTTCTCACAATCCAATATTTCTTTCCATTTTCATCTTCACCCCAACCCATCAAAACGATAGCATGACCACCCACAATTTCCGATACTTTGTCCCATTCATAAATCCCTTTACCATCCCAATCCAAGAAATCCTCATAGATCACAAATCCAGAGGAACATGGCCCCCAGTGATAAATATCCCGCCGGATTTCATATTCATTTTTACTCGGAATAGAATAATACCCTCCCGCACGGTGACTTATCATCTTACTTTCCCCATCCAAACACATGTCCATATTTTTCCCTAACACATCTACACATGATTTCTCTACCTTATCCGTTAACATCATGTTGACTGGATATTCATTGTTATTATCGCCATACCCCAGACATTCATCCGTGGGGACACCAAATCGAAACAAAAATTGCCATGCACTAATCAACGTCTCACCACTACAACTCATAGTATTTCTTCGTATGAGTGACTGGGGTGTTGTGTAATCGAATGGTATTTCTTTACTCAAAACGTCTTTAATCAATTCCTCCTCTGTGCGCTCATCAGCTTCATTACTATCGATTGGATTACTACAAAAAATCAACTTTGATGGCGACAATTGATATTTATATTTTCCTTTACTATATATAGCTAACCGGCTGGATAACACAAACACTGTGGCAAAGGCATAACATGATCCACATAATCCTTGCGTACGTATAGGCTCTAAATAATCTTTCCATTCGACTCGTCCATCGAATGACGTTGGTAATATCATCCTCCGTTCCAACTCCAATGGTTTGATTTTGATTGGCGCTAATAATGAAAATTGCGCTTGAAACAACGGCGACGATGCCAGTGATGTTCCCGCGGACTTATTACGATTCCGATAACTTTGTTTTTTCTTTTCTACTTTCGTTTTGATACCACTATCCGTCGATGCCTTATCCAAACCACGACTTGCCTTCTTTAAAGAATTCAAATTGACAACCTGTTTATTTAACAATTGCTGGGCCTGATAATCGGTTGCTAATTTGACATTCGCTTTTTTAGCCGTATCTGTCACGACAACAACTTCAGAAGCAACATCAATGACTTTTTGGATATTTTGTAATGTCGCCAAATTACTCTTGGCTGATGCACTACGAGCACTCATAGCAGAATCAGACTGAGCTGTTTGTGCGCTGACATTCACAATTTTATTGACTACATTACTTGTTCCACTACTGGTGCCACTACTGAAACTTGCGACAGGATTATATCGTCGTCGGGGTGCTAAGATGGAATTGGCACCATTGTCCGCGCCATTGGTAGCATACTGTGATGTAGAATTTTGAAGATTACAATTGACACACTGATTTGACATATATGTATTTATTAATATATATATTTTTATTGCGTTATTTTTTTCGCTGGTGACCGTCTCGGAGACCGTCTCTTCTCTCCCGCCTTGTAGACATAGTAACATTTGTATTTATTGGTGTGCGAATATCGAGACCATAAATCATCTGGCATGTCATCCTTACTGATCGTCCGCCGGGACATTTCCTTCACCTCCAACACAAAATCCTTCGTTTTGGTTTCCTTGCTATTCCTCAAAAGTATATCAGCCTGGGATTTATAATCTTTGATTTTTGTTTCCAACTTTGCCAGGGCTTCTTTTGCCTCATACCAATTCTTCAGTAATTCCTCCATGTTGTTTTTATATTTCTGAAATATATATTTCTCTCCATTTAATATAAAATTACTTCTACTTACCCCGTAAACTATAAGTACATTTCTCCTGCTACGAAAGTCTTATTATACAATGGCACAGCAACATCAGGCGCGGATTTGAAAATCGGTGATGTTCTCTTGAGCCCGATTGCCAACAACAAAGAAATTGTCGCGAGTATTGACACCTTCCAGTCACAGAATTATATGGTCATCCCGCGATACTGCAACTCATCGTTTGTGATTAATGAACATCAAACTTTACCCATTTTCCATGGCAATCGATATATTAATGTCTCACTTCCTACTTATGAGAAATTAAGTAATAAAAACGATATTTTTCTGGTCCACGAAGCGACCGAATTCCAATATACGGCGATTGGATTAGACCCCTACATCTTTGGTGTTTGGTTTAGTCACTACGCGAAAAATCCGACATTTGAAATGATTCTTCCGAAATCTAATATCACTACCATTTTCTATATACAATCGTTTTTGGAGAAATTCAATATCAAACATATTGAATGTGATGATTATGTGGTGATTACGGACGCAAGGCTTTTGAAATACATGGAAAAATATGGTTTCCTTTTTGATACCGATGAGGCGCCTGTGATTCCTAATGTGTATAAATACAATATGAAGAGTATCCGGGCGAAATTCTTGCAAGGATTTATCGACAGCACTGACACAACGGAGGTTGCTATTGGAAATAAAACACTAAAGGATGATATTCTATTTATCGCTCACTCGTTGGGGTTACTGACTGCGACCAAATACAAAAACAAAATGTGGTATGTCACTGTCATATACAATGACGCGGAAATGACTGTCGAACGGAAGAACGATTTCAAAATTGCGAAAATACCAAACATGGATGCTTTATGCGTAGGGATTATAGGGACAACGAGTCCGGCGATATTCCTGGCGGATTTTACCGTGATTTGAGGTGGTTATGTGTTTTTTGTGCAACTTCCTTTAGCGTACTGCTCTGTACCAGGAACGCGATGGTATCCTCTCCAGCAACCATCCTTCTTTACTCTGCTTCTTTTTTTCTTTTTCAATTCTGCTGAACGACGGATATCTCTCAGTATTTGGTTTAATTTGAAATGCATTTTTTATATTTATGTGAGATATTATTATTCTTTTGGTTGTAGCATTTTTATCATTTCATCTTTTGTTTTTTTAAAAGTGATTTTCATACCTTTTTTTATTACCAGTTCTCTCAATTCATTTTTGGAATATCTCTCCAGAGGATTTCTGTTTTCAATTTCTTGAACTGTATTAATAGCTAAAGTTTGCGGTTTAGCCTTTTCTTCAGGCTTCTTCCTCTTCTCCGTATAACGCATTTTCTGCTCATGTTTACATGCCTTACAATTGGCATTTAAACCATCCTTCTTTGCCTTATCTGAATAAAAATCTTTGTGTTCTTTGATTGTCTCGCACAAATTACACCATTTTTGAAATGTTATATCGTGTTCCGGGATAACCACAACCTTTCGTTTCTTTCTCTTGTCTCCGTACACACCGATCAGAAAACATTCCTTGCATAACCTGGCGTAACCATCTGTATTACCTTGGTTCTTGAAATAATTAGTCAATGGTTGACTGCGACTTTCTTCTGTCTTGTGATGCAACCCCCCACAGCGCTTCGAACCCTCGGGGGTTTTGTTGTCCTCTTCCTCAACAACATCTTTCTCAAGAATGATGTGTCGGTTAAATTTGTTGAGTTCGTCTTCAGTTTCTACGGTGTATTTGATATTGAGAACATTAGCCACTTTCATTAAATCCTCTACCAAGGTTTCTTTGGTAACACCAGTAACAAATTCGCTGTTATTAGGAAGTAATTGTTCCTGATATCTTAATTTCATACTTTTCTCAAGATCGATATTGTTATCGCAATATAGAATCGCAAGGACCTTGCAAAATGGATTTGCTGTTCGGAATCCAGACACACGAGCTGTGATATCACCCGTTTGACCGATTTTGTATCTCATAATTTCTTCCTCGTCATAGGTTTTTTTCATATCAATAATGTAGACACATGGGCCAGTTTTTAGCTTGTATAGCTCCTTATGTTTCAAATAAGCTTGGTGATTCAGTTTGATTGTCCGGTACTTTTTGGAAAGTTCTTTGTTGCTTGCGTCGTAGGCTTTGACCAAATTCTCAGCTTGGTCGAGCTTCTTCTCAGTTTCTTTTAATTTCAATAAAGCTTCTTGAAGTACAACGTCAATTTCTTCATTCGATTTCTCATTGCCAAGTTCAACCTTACCGGTGTAAATAAGTTCTCTTAGCCACTTGCTAACTTGCGCGGAGAAGTTAGTTGAACACCACTGGGCAAGGTTGAGACCAAGGTCGGGGTGGATCCATGTGCCTTGGGAATATTTTGAGCTATTTCCTCTATAGACTTCAATCAATTGTGCGGCGGGAATTCCCGTTTCACTCTTCTCTAAAGTAGATTTTAAATTTCGTGTTTCTTTCAATCTACTCCAGTCATACATCTTCTTCCCTGCAACCTTGCATAATCCTGTGGCGTAGATGTACCCATCTTCTCTCAAAGGTATCTCAAATTCACTTCCATCTTCTAACAGTAACTTACAGTTAAAGATATCATTCACTTTCTCAAAGGTTCGGGTTGTCATGGTTATGTTTTTTTATCTATTTTGTTGTGTCTTTAAAATAATATTTTTGTTGCGGTCCGGAACTTGGTTTACTTAGGGGGACTTGAGTCGACCCGGTTGAGACGAGTGAAGCGGGAATGTGGATCTCGGCAAAAGACTATACATATATAATATTATATAAAATTCGATAGATATACGTAATTTTTTTCAATTTTTATTTTCTTGTTAGTAATAAAAAAAACAATGGCTTTGACTTCTTCTAACGTTACCTCAGGTTTTATCGACCTTGCTACATTCGACGAGATTGAAAAATATCTCTATGGTGGACCTGATGCCACTGCTTATTTCGTACGCGAAACACGTAAATCGACATGGTTCACGCAGGTGCCCGTCGTACTGAGCAGGGCCTCAGGTACTCCCGCCTTCAACCAAGACTGGTCCGTATCCATCAGTCGCGCTGGTGATTATCTCCTTCAATCTTGGCTTAGACTAACTACTCCTTCCGTGCAACTTACTACTGCTGCCGGAGCTACTGGAACCAAGTCTATCCGATGGACCAGAAACTTGATGCACAACATTATCCAAGAGTGTAACATCACCTTCAACGATTTGGTTGCCGCCAGATTCGATAACTACCACCTTGACTTCTGGGCTGCCTTCACTGTCCCCGCCGGAAAGCGCAACGGTTACGATAACATGGTTGGAAACGTCAGCGATCTCATTGATCCCCACGCTGCCACCTCCGCCATTCCTTCTTACACCCTCAACTTGCCTCTTCCCTTCTTCTTCGGACGTGACTCTGGTGTCGCTCTACCCACCGCCGCCCTTCCTTACAATGAGATGAGAATGAACTTTACCTTCCGTGACTGGACTTCTCTTCTCATTCTCTCCAAGGATGACGAGCTTACCAACAACGTCCAACTTTCCGCTGACGGTTCTCAACTTGTTGGAGGTGTCCCCACCCTTGGATCTTGCCAAGTTTGGGCCAACTACGCCATTGTTAGTAACGACGAGAGAAAGAGAATGGCCTGCGCTCCCCGTGATATCCTCATTGAGCAAGTCCAGACTGCCCCCAGACAATCTTTCACCCCCGCTACCAACGCCGCTCAATCTTTCGACATTCGTTTCTCCCACGCCATCAAGGCCCTCTTCTTCGCTGTCCGCAACACCACCTGCAAGTCCGAATGGTCTAACTACTCTACCTCTTCTCCTACTGTTAAGGCTGATGCTGGTGGTGATCCCGTTATTTCTTTCTACCCTTCCGCCGCTGCTGATCCTATCCTCCAGACTTCCCTCATCTACGAGAACACCAACAGACTTTCTCAGATGGGATCTGACTTCTTCTCCCTTGTTAACCCTTGGTTCAGCGCCCCTACTATCCCCGATGTCATTGGATACCATTCTTATTCTTATTCCCTTGACTTTATGACCTTAGATCCACTCGGTTCTACCAACTACGGAAAGCTTACCAACGTTAGCATCGTCCCTGAGGCCTCCTCCACTGCCGTGGCTGCTGCTTCTGGAACTGCTGTTGTCGGATCTGGTGCTTATGCCGCTCAGACTTACGAGTTCATTGTGACTTGCATCAATAATAATATCATTCGCGTGAGCGGTGGTGCCTTGGGATTAAAAAGCAGGAAGTCCCAAATAAGTAGATGCCTTAATAGTTGTGGTAACACTATTAGGGATAAACGTTTGAATTACCACCAATTGGCAATGTCTTTATGCTAATTGTATATAACTACTTAGTCCGTTTGTTACAGAAAACGGGCAAGATAATTTATAATGTTCGGGGAACCCCTTAGAGATTATACTACTAAACCACTATAGAAATATAGTGTGTGGCCACGTTAATAGCGTCGGGTATAGTAATAATGTATAATATTGGGCAATCCGCGGGTAAAGAACCTAAAATCGTTATGCAAGATAATGGTTCTCCCTCAACGACTACTGGATTATCGGTCTTAGATGTTTAGCACACATCAATGATAGGCTTAAGGTATAGTCTGACTTTCTCCGAAAGGTGAGAGATTAACAAGCGTTCCTGTCTTGTAAAGAGTTTTTATCAATACACACTTCTTCTGTGTTTTTCTTAGTCATAAAATTAAGAAAAAATATCTCACTCACAACACAACAAAATAATGAATGTCCTTAGCTATGAAGAAATAATCAAAAATGAAGAGGGGCAATGGAAACCTTACATGAGACATTGGGTATCCAGCCTTGGAAAGGTCAAGAACTGTTTTGGAAAAATAAAGCTTCTAAGTAGTGAAGGTAAGTATTCTCTCGCTAAAAACACACAGATTTATGTAGGTCCATTATTAGCAAAAGTCTTTCAAATAGAAGATTACGACAAATTGGAAGATACAAAGTATTGTGTTACTAAAATTGATTCCAGTAAAGAAATTACTGTGGAAAATATCAAGGTTGTGTCAAAAGCCCAAATAAGCGAACTTAACGGCAAGCTCTCAAGACAGAGTGAGGCATTCAGGGACAACATGCAATTGACACCTGAAGAATTTTGCGATATCGATTGTAAGGTTGTGTCTGAATTATTACCTCACCATACCATTTATCGAAATGGCGAGATATGGAATGGAAAACGATGGCTTGTCTTTAGTAAAAGCGGGGGATATCTGCAACTATGTACCAAACACTCTATATATAAGGTTCATCGATTGATCTGCTATGCCTTTAACAAAATCGACGGTAAGAATTTATGGGATGATTACAAAATATTACAAGTCAATCACAAAGATGGCAATAAGGAGAATAATCATGCTGATAATTTGGAATGGTGTTTGCAGACGGTAAACATGAATCATGCATATGACACGGGTCTCAACAAAAAAATAAGGTCGGTGATTCAATATTCACTGGATAAGAGTGCTATGTTAGGTGAGTACCCATCGCTGGCGAAGGCTTCAAAGTTGACGGGGGAACCTGAACATCGCATCAGAGACATTTGTAACGACAGGGCAAACTCTAAGGCGCAATTTTATTGGAAGTGGAAAAATAAAGAAGAATCATATGAATATAGCCAGAAATTTAGGTCGCGACCTACATAATTGTATTCATTTTCTTTACTTGTTCATTAAATGCATCTGTTATTCTTATTTCTTTACATTTCGCACATCTCCTACCGCGATTGATGTCAGCCAAAGACGTACTCCAAATAGAACCGCAAGTACAATATACCGATAGAGACTTGTTATCAGTATAATCATCCTTGCTGGTAATCAGGGTCATACCTTTATCCTTAATCTCTTTCTGTAATTGATTATAATCTTTCCTATTGTGATGATTTTGACAAAAAGCACAATACTCACTGGTCTCCAAGCATTTCTTAGTAGATATTTTTTGCGTCCCACAAGTGTTACAGATGAATTCCACGCGTTCCTTGTCATGGTATGCCACTATTTTATGCTTCGACATCCCGTCGAGTTCCACGCGCTGAGCTTCCCTGTCGACATTTCCCTTACATTCTGTGCATAGTAAACGAGGATCATCCTTGCACTTGGCTTTCTTGTTTCCAAACGACGTTAATGTCAATTCTGTGGAGTGACCATCGCGACAGATATACGTCATGTTAGTTTCATTTATGACTGAGACTTTGAATTGATGTGATTCCAGATATTTGGTGTAATTAGTTTGTTTCCGTGACATGATTTTTTTTGTTGTGATGATAATAATTATTTCAAGTGTATGTTTATTAGTTTTCCTGCTCACCTCTAAGGGTGAGTATTTTACACTCACCCTTCACAGTGTGATTCCTTATTGTCTTCCGATAGAGTCCAAAAGATGGACTCCATGTAGGACCCGTGTGACATTCGTCAAGGGTGTATGTTTTTGATACACTAATTAAGAAAAAATCAACCATCCCTAAAGGGTGTACATAAAACATACACCCTTCATTTACGATCTCATGTTCGTTTCGTACATGCGTGTATCCATTTTTGGACACATTGACAACCTTCATTTGTTGCTAAAAAAGATGATGTCCAAAAAATAGACATCATCTTTTTTCGATTTCATGTTCGTACCCAAGGGTACCCAAAGTTTGAGCACCTCACGAGCTTCCATTAAAAACTCGTATCTTATATTCAATTTATGAGCTTCTTTGTAGAAACTTTGCGGGTTGCACATACGTCTAATAGTCATAATAATTTTGTTGTTGAATACATAATTATTTTTTATACACTCAGTATAAAAAAAAATGAATCCTCCCTCCATCCCATGGCCCATGTTCAACTACGACACGACCCCCGCCTTTACCATGAACGGTACCGAAACCATTGGTCGTGTCGTCCAAATCTACGATGGTGATACCATGACTGTTATCCTCCCGCTGTTTACCAAACTCTTCAAGTTCTCCGTCCGACTGGCGGGAATCGATACTTGTGAAATCACCAGTAAAATCGAGGCAAACAACATCTTGGCGGTAAAGGCAAAAAACAGATTATTCAGTCTCGTCATATCCCCTGCCATTCCAACGGGTGATAAGCCAGACATCAAGCGGTACCTCCAAGATAACGTGGTATTAGTATACGTCAAATGTTATGATTTTGACAAATATGGACGTTTGCTGGCGGATGTGTCCAAGACCAAGGAAGATGTGCCTTTCTCTTCCACCCTCCTCCATGAAAATCTGGCTTATATCTATGATGGGAAGAAGAAACTCACTGAGGAAGAGCAAATCACTCAATTGGTAAAATAAATAAATTGTTTTTTGTCACAATATAAAATGAGGAAAAAGATGACAACTGAGGAGTACGTGTATAATGCAGAGAAGAAGCACGGTCCTGATAGGTTTTGCTACAGTAAGGTGGTTTATAATGGTTCAAATGAGTATATTATTATTACTTGTAAGAAGCACGGAGAACTTAAAATGAGAGCTCGGAATCACATGTCATACGGGTGTGGTATGTGTAGGGATATAATTACCAAATTAAATAGAACCGATTAATAAATAAAAGAAAAAATGTCCTGTTATTTCGATACCCTCAGTCATTACTTTCACGTCAACAGTAATATCATCCGTCAAGAGATATGCAATTACCTGGATAGCAATCAGCCGATTTTTGATGATATTGAGACGAAAGTTGTGTTAGATAGTATCGATCCGGATTATGTGAATAAAATGCGCCGGTCAAGTACATGGGGTGGTGGTATCGAAATCAGCGCGACATGTAATATCTGGAATATCAATGTTGTCGTACATAGTCAACGTATGAAACCTGTATTATTTGAGCCATTAAGTAAACGACCACTATACACAATCAACATTCATTGGAATGGGAGTCACTATGAGCCTGTTCGAATTTAGAGCAATAGTTTATTGATATATTCCATAATCTCTTCTTGATTTTCTATGGTAAGGTAAATCAACCCACATGCAAGTAAAGTCATCACAAATGTCCGACAATTCCGTGAGTAGGACAAGGCGGTTATGGGTCTAAGTTCTTGGTAAATTTCTTCTTCTTCTTCTTCGTCTTCTTCTTCGTCATCATCTTCTTCATCTTCGTCCACCCAAAGGGAATCCTCACTACTATAATATCTCTCATCTTCTACATATTCCTTGGACACTGGATCCACACCGCTCTGGATAAATGTAATTTGCTTTACAAGGTCAATGTAATGGGGTATGGATTTCTCCTCAACGGCAATGATGGTATTGAAAACATCCTTGTATCGATCATCCGTGATGACCGCAAAGTCCACAGGCTCATCAAAGACCATAAGAAATTTAATCATGACCATATCATCATCGTTATTTCTCAATTTACCAATAATGCGGTAGGAGGCTTTCTTGAAGTCAAGTAATCGCCGGTAGATAGCACTCATACCATTTTCATTTGTAATAATACCAAACCAAGCAATAGACATTTTTCTTTATTATTTAAATTGTGAGCAAGGGAAAAATTGTTTTTTCTTTTTTTTTTTAATATTGTCTTTAAGTAAAAAAATGGATCAATTCGGAAATGCAGGCTTCAAAGGAGTCAGTAAACAAAGAAGTGATGTGACGTCACTGACATCAAAAAATGTCATTACGCAGAAACTAAGAGTCGATCAACAATCTCTTCTTGGAGGAGCTGTAACTGTCGCCAGTGGTGGATTAACTGTGACGGGAAATACATTGTTGAATAACAATCTCTCAGTGAATGGAAATACAAGATTGGGTAATGCCGGTAGTGATACGGTAGGATTCTATACCACTGCTGGATCAGCTCAACAAACGACTGGGGTAGCATCTGCTGTTGTTGTTAGCGGAGCTTCTGGCGACGCAATCACAGTGACTACGTTTGATGGATATACGGTCGCCCAAGTCGTAAAATCATTGAGAAATGTAGGATTACTTGCCTAAACTCATTTAATTGGATATAATTATATAAACAAAAACCATGGACTCTGTGAAAATACCAACAACGAATAAAAACAAGATTATCCAGCAAGATGATCATAACAACAATCAAGACCAAGAAGAGGGTGATGATTTTTATGATGACATGTATTATGAAGAAAAGCTATCGGAATATACAGAGATGACTATAACTCTAATTCAAAAATCATTACTGGATTACGTTGACCGCAAATCACTAACAATTTGTGAGTACCTGACCGCGGATGACATCCAGGCGTATTTAGGATATAGCTAATAGGTTATTGAACATTGTCGTCATGTCGGGATTCTCGGTAGAGGAAATTATGTCCATAATGCTAATGTTTTCCAGACTATCTACAATACTGTTGATGTTATCGACACCAATGCTTTTGTTCTCTTGAATGGGGGTAGCTTCCTGTACTACAGCAGGTATCACCTTTTTCTTTGGCGGGGGAGGTGTCTTTTTCTTTTCTACTTTTGGTGGAGAAACAGGTTTCTTAGACTTTTTCTTGGGGGGTGTGACGGATTTTACAGTGGTGGTGACAGCTTTTTTTAGGGGTGGTGTTTTCACAAAAACACTTTTCGTTTTCTTTCGTGAAAATAAAGTATCGACATTTGGCACGGCGGACGTTGCATCTTTTTTGCTATTATTATTCATATTTTTATTTAATATGAATAAATTACTTTTAATCTAATTATTCGATTTCCATTCTAACTTTAGTAGAAAATAAATTACAAAAATGCAAACAGCAATGTACACAAAAATCAAATATGTCGGGATCTCACAGGGCGGAGGTGTGACCGTAATAGAATGAATTCGGCTATTGATGTCGTCAATTTCTTTGGTGTACTGGTCTAATAATGATAGGGACATTATTTTTATTACATAGGAAAAGATATTTACTTAAGTGTCAATAAATATAATGTCTTGTGGATGTTTCCCATAATCTCGTCGCGGATGTTTATAATGTCGGAAGTGATGATATAGATTTTCTTCTTACCCCGAAGATATTGAATCGCACTAAATTGCCCTTCCTGTAAACTGGATAACATTCCCAATAAATCCATCAACGCCCCTGAAAGTTGTGTATCGGTATATAACTTAATTTTGATATCATCAATTTTAATTTTATCTTCGGTATTTACACCCAAGTACGCCTCCACAAAGTCATCAATGTTTTTTGCCAGTAGCGTAATCAATTGATCGGTAGCTTTATGTTTGGCGTAAGATTTTGTGTTCCAATGGTATAATTGCAAATTGTCTTTGATTTGCATCAGATGGCGAATAAGTTCAGAGATTTGTGTCATGACGTTTATTTATAATCAAAAGAAATTAATTATAATAATATATAAAATAATACCCATGTCATCAACACCACCACCGCCAAGTGAAGAAGAAACAACAGAAGAAGAAGAAGAAGAAGTCACAGAAACAACAGAAGAAATCACATTTGACCAGCAATTAGATTTGGTAGTCTACGATATACTTCGTTCCGATGAATTTATTGATTTTATAGCCAATCTTGCGTCGACATCAATTGCTTCCGCGATGCAATATGCAGATGACGACTACTATTATTATCACGAAGAAGAAGAAGATATAACCTGGCCGACAATATCAACAGCAACTTTGTATGTCGGTGATGGGGAGGAGTCAGAGGAAGATGAGGAAGAGATTGAATGGAACATCAGTCGATATAATGGCTCCGAAGGACAAGAATGTAGTGTATGTTTGATTGATTTTGAAAAAGATGACGAGGTGATTCATTTGGCGTGTCACCATACGTTTCACCAGGACTGTATTATGGAGTGGGCATTACACAAACAGGATTGCCCGAATTGCAGAGAGAAAATAAAAAATTGACAGGTAATAAAATAACATCATATGTTGTGGAAAATTGCGTACTACGTCCAGAATTATTATTTTGAGATTGTGATTGTTGCCTGTATTTTATTTCTGATTGGATATGCCATGTATTTAAAGATCACGGGTGTCAAGGGATCATGGTCCAAGCAAGTCTATTACGAACGGGAAGATGAAGATGAACAACCTGAAAAACCACGTCGGCGTAGGGGGGGTGGTTCATCCGGTGAAAGCAAAGGTGAAGTTGAGTGTCGCCGGGTAATGCAGAAAATATTCGATAAACCATTCTATAAATCCCGCCCGCGATTTCTGAATAACCCCGTGACATTTGGTACGAATAATTTAGAATTGGATTGTTATAATGAAGAATTGAAATTGGCAGTGGAGTACGACGGGGCACAGCACTTCAAATTCATTCCGCATTTCCACAAAACCAACGAGGCGTTCATGAACCAGCGCTATAGAGATTACATGAAGGACCAGATGTGTAAGGAGAATGGTATCGTATTGATACGAGTCCCGTATACAGTCAAAATACCAGATATAGAATCCTTTTTGATTGGAAAATTGAAGGAGATATAAGTTTTTTTTTTCATTATCAGTAGTAAAATAATGAAAACAAATGACCTGTCACCAAAGAAGTACCTTGCCAATATTCAGGAGTTGACAGACAATGCCCGGTTGAAGGGTTTAAGTTGTGCAGGGACCAATGTACGGTGTTATAAATGTGACTCGTTCTTCCACGTCATGAAGTATTGTAGTAAGTATAAGTATAAATCAAATGGAGAGCAGAAATGATTTTGAAAAGTCAGTAATTTTATCCTTCGGCTTACCGCGCTGGTTCCCCACAATTCTTGTTCCTTGTACACTGAAATCAAAGTTTTGGTGGATATGCCCACAGACCCATGTGTGGATATTGTTACTATTTATAAGATAATCTAAATCGGACACATACAATGATCTAAATTTATCTTTCTTTGTGGTATTCAAATTCAATACCTTGGATGTTGGGCAATGGTGGGTAATTACGACCAACTTCATATTCTTTACCCTACAACTATCTATCATCCGCTTAATGTATTCTACATCAGAGGAATGTTTCTTGTTGTAGGAAAATGTAGTCATATCCGGTATACGGACGATATATTTGGGTATATTAATCAGACTATTGGACCATAAGGTACACCCCGCGATGCAGATATTATCCAAAATGATACTGGATTGTTGGAGGATATATAAATTCATAATGTCTTTCTCTAATGAATAGAGAGATTCATTCAGTGAGTCGAAAGTTCGGAACTGGTAATTGTCCTGAAGGTAATATTCGTGATTACCGGGGACGTAAAGTGTAGTTTTGAAGTGAGGACAAATTCGCGAGAGGAAATCTTTGAGCTGTTCAAATTTATATAAAGATCCAATATCCCCCGCCAAGATGAGGACGTCGGCAGTCGGGGTAATGAAATCCAGAGGGTCCAGATACGTATCGTTCTTATATTCAATATGTAAATCTGAAACTATTTGATATGTTGTAGGTGACATTATCTATATTGTATAGTATTCTATTATTTAGATGTCATTTTTTAAAATCATGAAATAAATTTCTTCTTTAAGATATAATTCGCGCAAAGAAGGAGTCGTCTGAAATAATTAAAAATTACATACCTTATTACTGGCTATGTAATTACTCTCTGGTGCATAGCATGGGTACACAATACTGCATGCATTCTGGAAGCATGTATTCAGGGGTTTTACTTCCTCCTTTGGTATTTTTGTTTTAAATGTACGTTTAGGAGTCCATCCTGCTTCCCGTTCAGCAATGACGGGTTTATCTGACTTGACTTCTGCCTGGAACCATCGCGGGTATGGAAACTCATCGTAATCATTATTGACAGTATAGATAGTATAATTGACATGGTATGGATTATACGACGAATTCTTCCGTAGAATTTCCTGGCGAATATTCTTTACATTGGTATTAGTGTAATCTATAGTGGTGGTTTTCATGAGTTATTCTTTTCTTAATCGCAAGTTTTTTTATAAAATTATAATATTGCGGTAATATAAAAAAAATGTCCGTTGATTTTATAAAAAAAATGCCCGTTGATTTTGTTTCGATTATAATAGCCGTATTTATTGCCGTTGTGATTTTTGCTTTAGCTTATTTCTTTGGAATTAAGGACGATACAATTGCTGCAAACATTACCGTTATTCAGAATAGTATTAACACATTGAACTCTCAATTATCTGACCAGAAAACAACTACTGCAGGATTAACGAACAAACTTGGTGAAGTCCAGGCTGTCATCAATCAATCTATCACAAACTTAGCTGGAACAGTGAAGACCAATAACACGGATACATTGAAGCTCATTAATGACCTCAAAACAGCCAATGATAACCTTACCAAAAGTACCGCTGGATCTGACAAGACATTACAGGATAACATTAACACACTACAAATCAAATTGAATGATTTCATTATTGAAAGTAACCGTACCGACGATAAGCAAAACAGTCAGATTGCAGCGCTTACCAAGAAACTCAGTGAGCTTGATGAGAGAGAGGCTAAGGAAACAACAGTTCTTATTAAGAAATTAAGTGACCTCGATGATAGAGAGAGCCAGCAAACAACGAAACTAAAGAAACTGATTGATGATGTCATTGCTCAGGATCAATCTAATTTAGAGCTGGTAGAGAAGAGATTCCCAGAACTGAAGTCTACTATAGACGAAATCAAGGCAGAGAGTGACAAGAAAATCAAGGCATTACAAGCGGATTTGGATAAGAATACCGATAATGACAAGAAGTATAGCAAATATGTGGATACAATGAGGGACTATGTGTCAAATGCTTTGTCTCTACCAGACATGTCTGACAAAGTAAAGAATATGATTTTTGGTAACAAAGATATGACCATGGAAATGTACAGGTATGATCCTGATTCAGCGGTGGAATATACTTATAACCAATATTATAGCGTCATGGGATGTCCATGGACAAGAGAAAGACAACGTCCTGAAAAAAAGGGGCGGTTAAATTTGGTTGAAATTGCAATTCCTGAATGTATGAAGAAAATCAGAGATGGTATTGATGTAGAAAAATGTAACGAATACATCTTTTTGGTATTTACATGTTTTCTGAGAGTTGCAGGAGGAGCTGATCTTGACATGAAAACTATGAGATTGGTCATATCCAAGGACTCAGAGAGAGAACTGACAAAGGTATTTAACGAATCATTGTCAAAATTAGGGTATCCGCTAATAGAAGCAAATGCAGATGGATTCTTTACCTATCCCTATTCGACTGCGAAAGAGGCTACCAGAAAATTTGTGGATATGTTAGGCTTAAAAGATTGTTCAGGGCTTTTTTTCCCAGATGCATGTAAAAGATACAATGAATCACTCACGGCGACTATAATATGTTCTAACCCTCCACTTGTCGCTACTGCTAAGCCCGTCCAGCAAGTTGCTACTGCTGTTGCTCAGCCCGTCCAACAAGTTGCTACTGCTCAAACCATCCAAGCTGTTGCTAAGCCCATCCAGGAAGTTGCTACTGCTGTTAATCAACCCATCCAACAACTTGCTACTGCTGTTGATCAACCCATCCAACAACGTGCTACTGCTCAACAAGTTGCTACTGCTACTGCTCAACAAGTTGCTACACTAAAACAATCAAATACTCTTACTACACGCGTTCGAGAAGTTTAATAACAATTCTTATTTTATGTCCACATTTGTACATAAAATAAATACTCTTTCTTTTTAGACAGAGGCCTTGCACAGACTTTCTGCCATGTTAGCATCAATAAATGCTTTCTTTACCTTCCTCTTCTCAGCGTCCTTGACGACATTCGCAAACCCCTCCGCGGTGTACTTGTAAGAACAGATATTAAACAAGGCATGCTTCATTTGTTGGTAAGTGACGTAATTTCCTTTCAATTTAGCAGGGTAAAATTGCTGAATGTATGGTTTCAAGCTATCTGAAACAATGAAAACACCGTTATTACTCATATTCTGAATACCACGTAACATAGGGTTCTTACCCATAAAGAAAATAATCATCATGAGCATGGATTGGATATCCACATCTAATTTGGAATTGAAGATCTTGGTGAGTAAGACATCCTCCGTCTTGTCACTTTTATAGTCCACGCTAAAGTTATTACCAACTTCACACATGAAGATGTTAGACATCATAGTATTCAGTAACTTTTCTACATTGGGGAAGGAAGTCTCGCGCAGGGATTTCATTCTTAGGGTATGGAATACGACCAACATATCATTGACATAGGGGTAAATTTCCTGGCTATTGGGATTAAAACACATAAAGTACTTAGGACTTCCGACGCAGATATTCCCCATACCGTCCTTCTTGAGTTTCATGGTACTATGTCTCATTGTCATTTCAATATCCTTCTCATAGTCCAAGATAGGTTGGATTTTTACAATTAGCTTCTTCAGTGACAGCATAATGGATGGCATAATTGCATCCTGACTTTCCTTGCTACCATTGTCCAGTAATTCCTTGAGTAGTACCAAATTGAAAAATGTCTCTCTCAAAGTCTTCTTTGTTTCCGCGTCATAGTTATTACTGTCTTTAATGTTGAGAATAATCACTGCAGTATGAGATGTGTCCTCCGCATTACGAGAAACATACATCATCATTTTTAGGATCATTAGTAGAATAATTAAGGATACAACAACCGTTACCACTCTATTACTATTATCCATTTTTGTTTTTATTATTACAGACAATAAAAAAAATACAATAATTTAATTTTCATTCTCTCACAAAAAAAATCACATTATGATACTAAAACAGCGACTTGTCATTAACAATAATTGTTTGGATAAACACCTCAATAAGCACATCCTTGATCGCCTACATGAAGTTTCCGAAAATGAATGTACCAAGGACTACGGCTATGTCCTGAAAGTCAACAAACTTATGAAAATTGTGGACAATTACATCTCCAATGTCAATTCTGAATTAATATTTATCGTAGAATATGACGCTGACATAATTAAACCCCAAATGAATGATGTTTATACAGATGAAGTCTTCCTGGTCCTCCGCAATGGTATATTCTTTAATATCAAGAACAAATTCAAGGTGCTCATTCCGCCCGATGCCTTGAGTGACTATATCTTCGACTCGGATAATAAGGTGTATACACACAAAGACGACGCCACCAAGATATTAGCCAAAGGTTCCATATGCCAAGTCCAAATTACAGGCGTGAGATACATGAACAGGAAGTTTGATTGTTTCGGCAAAATTGTTTAACAGTACTTAATGGCATCCCCCACACTGTAAACATCATTATTCTTATATCTATGAAAATATCGATTCATTTTCTCAGGCACGATAAATATACACTGGTCGCCAACCATATAATATGGGTGGATGCAAGATTTCTGGATTTCTTGGATTTTTGATTTATCATCACTATAATAAG